CCAGCTAAAGTTTCAACTTCCGAAGCAACAGCAAAATTGCTTGCTACTGAATAAGCAAGTTTAAAATAAACTGGGGAAGATGAAGTGGCACCAAGAGCAGTTGATGCCTGATACCAATTTACTCCTGCATCTGTTGAATTTGGAGCACCTGCAGCAGATAAAGAATCTTTGTGGAAAATATAATCTGAATCTGAATTGATTACATCCTTGAAGTAAATAAGAGCACCAAGATCGTTCTTGGCATCTGTTAACTTAGAAAGATATGTTAGTCTCTCTACGATGTCATTGGTTGCTGTATCAATAACGGCAACATGAACTTCATCGCCAAAGATAAATCTTTCTCTTGCGAAGTTTGAAGTTCCTGGGCGAGGAGCAATAGCACTTAGAGCAATTGTCTGACCAGATCCAACTTCTACTGTTGCATTGGTGTACCAATCTTCTGCAGTGGCGATGTTAACATCAGTTCCTCCGTTCTCCCAAGTATCTCCAACAGAGGCAACTACACCTTCTTCGTTAAAGATAACAGTTAGTTTCTTGGTTGTTGTATCCCACGCGACAACTTCAACATTTTTTGCTACGCCACCAACATTAACAACACCAGCAGACCCAGCAGATGGAACATTAGTATCAGGAACTTCTGCAAGAGTTAGAACTTGATCAGCACCTCTATCTACAACAACAACCTTGTAGTTGTTTGCCCAAGTACCAGCACTTTTTGCGATGAAAGCATTTGTTCCACCAAGACCTGCTTCAAACTCCTGACTATTCTTTACAAGAACTGCAGTTGATGAAGCGGCATTTAGAAGTCCATCATTGTTAATTCTGACAACTGCCAGTCTACCACCATATGCAAGATACTCAGAAGCAATAATCCAGTCTTCTGCATTCTTGTCAACTGGAGTGCCAAAAGTGTCAACTAATTCGCGCTCTGTGGAGATGTTGACGATCTCTCCTACAGGTCCTTTTTTGAAGGTGCTTGCAATTGCTCCAGTGATATCAAGTGCTCCAACGATAGTAGCACTTGATAATTCTCTTTCTTTAATTACTACACCAGGCGAGACTTGACTTGCCATGTTTTTCTCCTTAGATATTCCAAATTTATCTAAATCTATTTAGATTTTTGGTGTGCTCATAGGTGGTGAACAATGCATGAACTACCAGTCTGGGTATTCCCAATCAACAAATGGATCTCTCTTTTTCCTTGATTCTATTACTCTTTTTACTGTGCATTCTTTACATTCGTAAGCATATGCTGACGGATGACCTTTCTTGCTTTTTCTTGTCAGATAAAACTCAGAGATCAAGTCCTTCTTCTCTCCACAAGATCTACAGACCCTTTCTCTGAAAAGAAGATGTTCCAGACTGAACTGATCCCCAATATCCATCAGTAGTTCCACATATAAGAGACTTCTTCTTGGGTGTTCCCATACTCCCACAGATTGCCGTCTGCATCAATGAAGGTATCGTCACCCATACCATCATCAATAAACCCAAAAGGAGCCATGTCTTGCTCAATCTGATTTCTCTGCTCCTCATAGATCCTCCTTCTAATATCTTGGTCAGTCATCTCTTTGAAGTATTCTTGCATGACTAACCATGCGAAGAGAACCATGCACATTACAAGGTCATCATGATATCCTTCGTCTGCTTCCCATGCTTGCTTCTTCTGAACAAATGTGGTAAGTTCTTGGAAGATTTGGAAGTCGTTAAAGATAAGTTTGTCTTCTTCAATAATTGCTTTAAGGTTAGCACAACCAATCTTCTTGACGGTCACGCTCATCTTTACACCCAGTTGTGTTTTGTTTCCAGAGAATCCTTGTCCGACGATCTGACCTGCTCTGCCACGCATAGCACACATAAGGACGTTAGGATACTCAAGATCGTAGTTCAGGGTAGCAGCAATACTATCACCGATGTCATTTACTTCTACCAGAACATAAGGATTGTTATACTCTTTACATACTTGGAAGATTACCGAGGGAAACAGTACAGGTTTAATCTCATTATTTCTGTACTTCGCAACGATCTTATACGGCATCGTGGTGATATCAAACACGATAAAAGCACTGTAGTCACCACCGATACCTCTGGCAACGTCCACAGTAACAATATATTCGTGATCGTTTTGCACTCTCTCATACACGTCAAGTCCTGCATTGCTAGCGATGGGGTCTGCGAATGGAATAGTTTGTAGTTTGGATGGACTGATAAGAGTATCAGCAGATCCAAGGAAGTCGCACTCAAACTCCTGCGCGAACTGTCTTGGGGAAGTGTTCTTAATTGTTTCTTCTTTCCACTTGGAGTCCCTTCCTGGGACCTGTGACCAGTGGACTTCGTTAGTAACATATCCATTCTTACCACGCCTTGCATCTTCCCACATCTTATAGAAGTGGTTCATGCCATTTGGCGTTGAGATGATTATGACTTTCGTTGATTTACCAGAAGTAATAGTAGGATAAACAGAGGCAAAGAATTGCTCCGCAACATGGTTTGGAACGAAGGCGAATTCGTCGAGGAAGAGAATATTGAACGACATGCCTCGGACAGCACTCGCAGACGTAGAAGCTGCCAATATCTTACTGCCATTTTCTAACTCCACATTACCTTTATTCCATACCAGTACACCATGCTGCATCCACTTTGGCAAGTTTTCGTAAGCAAGTTGTAATCTTCCTAATAGTTCCCTGGCGGTAGATGCCTTGTTTGCAAGAATACCGATGTTAACACTATCATAAAAAATTGCGTAATAAAGAAGATAGGCAACCACAGTGGTACTTTTACCAGTCTGTCTTGGGAGCTTTGCGATGTTGAATCGGTTGGAGTGGAAGTCCTCCAAGATTTTCTTTTGAAAATCATACATTTCAAAGGGAACAAGTCCCTCGTCGAGAGAGATAATCTTTATGTAGTTCATCGCAAAGTAGACGGGATCATTCTTGCACTTGATCCATTCGTCAATCTGTTTCTTTGTAAAATTGATTGGAGTACCCGCCTTCTTCAGGTTCGGGTTACCCAAATATACATCGTTAGTTGCCACAACAATCAGATCACTACTGACTATTTATCCTTAGGAAAGTCTTCCAGAATTTTTCTCTGAAAATCATACATCTCAAAGGGGACTAAACCCTCGTCCAGAGAGATGATTTTGATATAGTTCATAGCAAAATAGACGGGATCATTCTTACACTTGATCCACTCGTCAATTTGCTTTTTTGTAAAATTGATTGGGGTTCCCGCTTTCTTTAGGTTCGGGTTCCCCAAATATACATCGTTAGTTGCCACAACAAAGCCAGTCCACTACTGGTATTTAGTCTTTGGGGAAGTCTTCCTCTAGAGTTGTCAATCTCTTCTCCCAAGTGACACCACCATCTTTGCCTCTACATGGGTTGATGCAGTTGTCATCGCCTAACTTGTTGCATACAAGACCAGCAAGGTCAAGTTCATTTCCTAATTTATTTGTGCCAGTCCAATAGTGTTGCCCGTCAATCCACATAGCGCCACACTTCTGGCAAGTCTTGGTATTCATTTATTATACTCCTTGAGGAACTTTTCAAAGTTGGTTGTATCCTTAATAAGCTGTCGCTTTAGTTTCCAACCCATCCACTTCATCTGAAGTCTGACAAACGCATAACGCACTTGTAGATCAGCGAAGGCAAAGAGTTTCATTGTTTCCTCATATCCTGCATAGGCAATTAAGATACCTACGAATACCAGAACAAAGTAAAATCCTAACATATTGTAACTCTCTGCTACACAACATTATAAGCTATGTAGCAAAAAATAGTGTTACAATAGGTTACGATTTTATAAGAACTTCTTTACAATCGTATAAATTATACTTCTCTTTATTCTTTGTGAATAATTGAGATACCAAAAATGGGAACCATAACTAGCGCAAAGCATAGGGTTCCCAAGGTAAATGGAGTATTCAGCACCCAGGCAGCAAAGTCTCTCATACTTCCTCGGAGCAGTTTTCTTCTTTGTAGTATTGTAACTTTTCAATCAATCTATGGTATTCTTCCCACATG